AGTAGGTATCTCTAAGGAGAAAGCTCCTACGAATATTAAGGCTACAGAAGAGGTTATCTTATCTACAGAAGTAATTGCTGAAGAGGTTATTGAGGAGAAAATCGAAGAAGTAGAGTTATCTACAGAAGAGGTTGTCGAAGAAGTAACTGAATTAGCTGAAGGTAAAGAAGAGCCTAAGAAAGAAGCTGCACCAGCAGAAGCACCAATTCAAACGAACTTTGCTACAGTAGAGGAATTGTCTCAAGTTAAGCAAGAATTGCTGTCTATGATGAAAGCAATGATGGAAGACAAATCTGATTACAGTGAGGCAGATGTTCCAGCTAAACTATCTGCTGAAGTAAAAGAAAGTGAAGAGCTTTCGGAAGAGGTTATTCATTCTCCAGAGAGTGTAACTGAAAAAAAAGTACAAGGGTATAACAATAAAGGAATGACTGCTGCCGAACGAGTGTGGTCAATGATTAACAATTAATAAATAAATTTAAAATTATGGCAACAAGTACAAGTATTACTACTACCTATGCTGGAGAAAGTGCTGGGAAATACATCTCGGCAGCTTTATTAGCTGGTAACACAATTGCAAGCGGAGGTTTAACTATTAGACCAAACGTAAAATTTAAAGAAGTTGTAAAAAGATTGGAATTAGACGGTATCGTAAAAGATGGTTCTTGTGATTTCGCTGACACTTCTACATTAACACTTACTGAAAGAATCCTTCAACCAGAAGAATTTCAAGTAAATTTAGAATTATGTAAGCAAGATTTTCGTTCTGATTGGGACGCTATCTCTATGGGATATTCTGCTTTCGATAACTTACCTTCTTCTTTCCAAGACTATTTAATTGGACACGTTGCTGCTAAAGTAGCACAAAAACAAGAAGTAAACGTATGGAGAGGAGTTAACGCTACTGCTGGAGAGTATGATGGTTTTACTACTTTATTAGCTGCTGATGCTGCTTTACCTTCTGCAAACGAAGTTACTGGTACTACTGTAGCTGCTGGAAATGTTGTAGATGAGTTAGGAAAAGTTGTAGACGCTATTCCTTCTGCTTTATACGGAAGAGATGACTTAATGATTTATGTTGCTCAAAACGTATTCAGAGCTTACAAGAGAGCTTTAGGTGGTTTCCAGTCTGGAGGTCAAGGAGCTGCTGGTTTCCAAGATAAAGGAAACAATCAGAATATCAATATCGAGAGCTTTGATGGTGTAAAAATCTTTATGGCTAACGGACTTGCTTCTGATACTATGATTGCTACTACTAAAGATAACTTACATTTCGGAACTGGTTTAATGTCTGACCAAAATGAAGTTAAGATTTTAGATATGGCTGACTTAGATGGTTCTCAAAACGTAAGAATCATTATGAGATTTACTGCTGGTGTTCAGTACGGAATTGTTGAAGATATCGTAACTTACGGAATCGTTAACTCTGCTAACTAAGATTAGTATAATAATAAACTAAAAAGGGTAGGTGGGTTAATCTGCTTACCCTTTTTTATTAACTTTAAAAAATATAATATAATGAGTTGTGATATTTCAAGAGGTCGTATAGAGCCTTGTAAAGATTCTGTTGGGGGACTGAACGCGGTTTACTTCATCAACAAAGGAGCTATAGGTACTGTTACCTATGACGCTACAGATTTAGACGTTATTACCAGTTTAGGTACTTCCGTTCCAGCTTTTAAATTTGATATAAAAGGAGCTTCTACATTCACAGAGAACATTACTTCTTCTCGTGATAACGGAACTACTACTTTTGAACAAGTTTTAGAGCTACAATTAACCAAGCTAACTAAAGAAGACCATAAAACGGTTAAGTTATTAGCTTATGGAAGTCCTTCAATTTTAGTTGAAGATAATAACGGAAACGTATTTGCTGCTGGTTTAGAACACGGATTAGATGTGTCTGGTGGAACTATCGTTTCTGGTGCTGCAATGGGAGATATGTCTGGATATACTTTAACATTCACTGGAATGGAAAGAGTGCCAGCTAACTTCTTAGGTTCTGCTGGAGTAAGTGCTGCTGCTGACATCCTTGCTACTGGTGTTACAGTAACTGAAGGTGCATAATACCTCAAATTAAATAGTGATTAAGGAGGCTCTACAGAAATGTAGGGTCTTTTTACTTGCAAAACAGTATATCTAAAAATAGTTATCTTAGTATGATAATATTACAACCTATAGCAACATCTCAAACCATATCTATAATGCCTAGAATAGACTTATCTCTATCTACGATATTGTCTATAAAATTACGAAGAGATGGGGATGCTAAGTCTGAAACTATAACTAGTGCTGTAGTTGGAAGCAATTACAATTTCACAACATTACAGTTCTCAAGTACAATATTATCTGAAGGTTCTACTTACTCTGTAGAGATAGATTCTGATGGTAGTTTAGCTTATAGAGATAAAATATTCTGTACTAGTCAAAACGATTACACTATTAAGCATAACGTAGCTCAAAGCAACTACACTCAGTCAGTAAAAGAAGTTACAGATAATACATACATTATATAATGGAAAAAAAACAACAACAAAACGTAAGGATACTTAATTTATCATCTTACGAAGCTCCAGAAGTAAAAGAGGTTCATAATAGAGATTGGATTTCTTGGGGTAATGATAATGATTACTTTGGTAGACTTATAGACTTAGATACTTCTAGTCCAACTAACGCTAGATGTAATAATGGTATTGCTGATATGGTTTTTGGTAGAGGTATTGAATCTACTAACTCTGAATTATTGCCAGAGAATTACGCAAGAATGAAGAAGCTATTAAGACCTAGAGAGATTAAAAAGGTTGTAATAGATAGAAAGAAGTTAGGTCAAGGAGCTATTAAACTTACATTCAATAAAGGAAAGACTAAGATATTAAAAGTATCTCATTTTCCTATGGAGACCTTAAGAGCTGAGAAAGCTAATGCTAAAGGAATAATTCAAGCATACTACTACCATCCTAAATGGTCAGATGCTAAACCTAACGACAAACCTAAAAGAATACCTTGCTTTAAACAAGGAAGTAAATCACAATTAGAAGAACTATATATTATAAAACCTTATAGAAGTGGTTTTTACTATTACTCTACACCAGATTATCAAGCGTGTTTACAATATGCTGACTTAGAATGTGAAGTAAGTAATTACCATATATCTAATATCCAAAATGGTTTAGCTCCTTCTTTATTCATTAACTTTAATAACGGTATTCCTAACGAGGAGACTCAAGGTGCTATTGAAAGAAAGATTAACGATAAGTTCTCTGGAAGTTCTAATGGTGGTAAAACTATCATAGCTTTTAACGAGTCTAAAGATACTCAAGCAGATATAGAAGCTATACACTTACCAGATGCTCACGCACAATATCAGTTCTTATCTGATGAAGCTAGAGAGAAGATTATGTTAGGTCACGGTATTGTATCTCCTATATTATTAGGTATTAAAGATAATACTGGATTTGGTAACAATGCAGAAGAATTAAGAACAGCATCTGTACTTATGGATAATGTAATTATTAGACCATTCCAAGATGAAATTAAGTACTGTCTTGAAGACATATTAGCTTTTAACGGAATACATCAAGATTTATATTTCGTTACATTACAACCTATTGAATTTACGGAACTAGATAATATATCTACTAAGATTAGAAAAGAAGAAGAAACTGGAGAGAAGTTATCTAGCCAAGTTAAGGAAGACTTTTCTGATGAGGAAGGTGAAGAGTTGTTTGGTCAATTAGAAGGCTTAGGAGAGACTTTAAGCGATGATTGGGAGGTAATCCATAGTGAAGTATATTCAGAAGAGATAAGTGACGTTAGAATGGCTACAATCAAGTCTAGCAATAAACCATCTAAAGAAGATAGTGATGTTTACAAAATTAGATATGCTTATATGCCAGAAAGAAAGTCTCCAGATAGTAGGCACTTCTGTACTAAAATGGAATCATTTACTGGACGAAAGGTAGTGTTTAGAAAAGAAGATATTAATATGATGTCTTTTAGAGGAGTTAATAGTGAATTAGGTCATAACAAACAGAACTACAGTCTTTTAAAATTCAAGGGAGGAAAGAATTGCCATCATTATTGGGAGTTAAGAGTTTACAAACTTAAAGGTAACAAACAAACAGACCCTAATTCAGCTTATGAGAAAGGTTTAAAAGAACCTAACAATCCAAGCGAAATGGAAGAGAGAATGATTGATAGGTCTGATAACGGAGCTTACGGAAGTACATTAAGTAAAATCAAAAATATATTAGGATTATGAGCCAGAAAGCATTATTCATAACAATAGAGCATTTAAAAGCTAAGTCTATAATAGACGGTAACACAGATGCTGATAAGCTAATTCATCAAATTGAGGTAGCGCAAGATATGCATATACAAAACTACTTAGGTGGTAATTTATATGATAAGTTACAAGCGTTAATTCTATCTGGAGATATAGACTTGGTAGCTAATAGTGATTATAAAGACCTTAGAGACGTTTATATCAGACCTATGCTAATATGGTTCACTCAACTAGAGTACTTGCCTTTTGCTATGTTTAAAATAGATAATGGAGGTATAAACAAGCATAGAGGTCAAGAGTCAGATACTGTAGATTTTAGAGATGTAGATAGAATGCAAAGTAAGATTACAGATAGAGCAGAGTTCTATACTAAAAGATTCTTAGATTATATATGCTTTAATACTCAGAAGTTTCCAGAGTATAATAATAATAGTAATGGAGATATGTATCCAGACAAGGATGCTGACAGCTTCTCAAGTTTCGTACTTTAATCAGTATGAGGACAAGGTATAAAACAAAGTTAAAGAACGTAATTAAGCTAGAGGCTTTTTATAAAAAGATTAATAAACAAACAATTAAGAAAGATGGCAAACGAAATTTATCCAGTTAGTTGGTGGGGAAGTCCAGTTCAAAATGGCTGGGGTGGTATTTACTATGATTACGCAACAAACTCTTACTTTGGATTAGATGGTAGGATTTTAAGTGAAGGTGGTTTCATAGAGAATTTGGATAGCTTAGAGGCGTATGACCAAACTATAACCCCTCAACCTACAATTCTAATGATACCATCTGCATATAGAGATGGATTATTATTGAGTGCGTTACCAAGTGATGGTAGTGGAGATTTCACATTTAGTAGAGGAAGTTTAGCTACGAGAGTTAATCCTCAAGGACTTGTTGAGAATGTACAAGTTATAAGCGATGAATTAATTTCAAATGGTGATTTTTCTAATGGAAGTATAGGTTGGACATTAGGTGACCAATGGTCAATAGTTAATGAGACAGCTGTTTTAGTTGGTGATGGCTTATCTAATACCATACAATATCCAATTGCTTTTGAATTGGGTAAAACTTATAGGGTAGAATTTGATGTTCTAGCTCTTAGTGGTGGTACTGGTAAGTTTCAAGTTCAACAAGGAACTGCTAGTGAGTTTAGCACTGCGAGTTCGCATAGTTATGATGTTACTATTATCAATACTCCTTTTAGTCATATCGAATTTGCTAGAAGTAGTGGTTCTATAAATATGACTTTAGATAATATCTCTGTTGTTGAAATAACTGACGCAACGGATATGCCTAGAATTAATCACATTGGTACTCCTCATTTATTAATGGAGCCGACTAGAACGAACTTATTTGTACTTTCTAATGAACTTACTGACGCTAGGAACTGGTCTACAAACTCAACACTAGTTATAACTGAAAATGCTACGACATCGCCTGATGGTGCTTTAAACGCAACTAGACTCGTAAAAGTAGGTGGTGGTGCTAGAGTCGGGCAAGAGGTTGCTTTAACAAGTGGATTAACTTACACTCTTTCTTTCTATATGAAAAATAATGGAGGTAACGCAAGTCTTTCAGTGACTTTTGATGGGCAATCTGCTTTTCAATCATACACCATAACTAACGACTGGGCTAGATATGAGTTTACTTTTACCGCGACGATTACAGAGACATCTCAAATTAGACTTTTTAATGGTGCTTCAAATATAGATTTATTTGCTTTTGGAACTCAGCTTGAGGAAGGTTCATCTGCAACTAGTTATGTTCCAACAGATGCGTCAATAAAAACACGTCTTCAAGATGTTGCAACTATAGATTTAACTGGATTTGGGATAACAAGTATCGTTGAGACTATTGATGAGGTTGAGCAATCACCAATAACTGTGATTCCAACTACTTATTCAATACCTATGGGTAAAATAACTAAAATAGAAATGTACTAATATGATATATATAAGATACGAGTTTAATACGAAGGAGCAATTGGATACTAAGGTAGCTAGTGCTAAGGAAGATGAAATTAAGGGGGACTTTATTGTTCTCCCTAAATTCATTGCGACAGAAGGACAGTATGATGAGAATGGTGTTGAAATAGTAGCGCCAATACTTTCTACTATGTTCGCAGTAGATGTGAGATGGCACGAGCTAGACGCTTCACCATACGGTTGGAAGACCTATGAAGTTATACCTAATAATCCAAAACATAGCTTACTATGATAGGGAATATACAAAAATAAAATGATAAAAAATATAATGGACATAAATACCCTAAAAATATACTTAGCCAATACAGCCACTATGGCTATTACCTTCACTGGAGTTGACCAATCCATCAAACTAATCCTTCTTGTAGCGACACTAGTGTTTACTATTGTCAAGACTATAGATATTGTAAAGAGGTGGGAAAATAACAAAAAATCAAAATAATATGAAGTACTTTAACTATGAAGAGTTCGATTCTCCAGATATTCAAGGTTCTGGTCAGTTAATGGACGAGAAGATGTTATCTATGCTAGACGAGGTTAGAGAGATGTATGGTAAGCCAATATCAATAAACTCTGGATATAGAACCATTAGACATAATGCTAAAGTAGGCGGTAAGTCTAAATCAAGTCATTTAAAGGGTCTTGCAGTAGATATAGCTTGTAGTACTAGTAGAGATAGATATAATCTATTAGAAGCTCTTAAATCGGTTGGGTTTAATAGAATAGGTATTGCTAAGTCTTTTATTCACGTTGATTTAGACTTTGACAAAACACAAAACGTTATATGGACTTATTAAAAAAAAAGATGAAAAACTATATTTTAAATTTATTTACAAAAGCATTATACATTTCTTCAACAATAAAAAAAGACAAATTAGCTCATTTTTTTGCTGGTAGTATTTCTTTGTTTTTGCTTTTATTATTTTTTAATACTATTGTATCTATTTCTGTTGTTGTCATTGGCGCAATATTAAAAGAAATTGTTTGGGATGATTTTCTAGGTAAAGGTAATCCAGAAATTTTAGATATTGTTTATGGTATTTTACCTTGTTTTTTTTATATCATAAATACATTAATATAAAGCTATGGATAAAAATAAAAAGAAAGGTACTTTCTTCGGAAACCTATTGAGAGGTGTAGTAAGTACTGGTAAGAAAGTATCTCCTATATTTGACGCTATAACTGGTGGTAAAGTATCTGATATCTTACAAGCTATTGGAGGTAGTAAAGAGTTAACTGCTGTTGAAAAAGAGATGCTTATAAAAGAGCTAGAACAAGATGTTATAGAGATGCAAGAGGTGACGAAAAGATGGCAGTCTGATATGACTAGTGATAGTTGGTTAAGTAAGAATATAAGACCTTTAAGTTTAGCTTTCTTAACTATAAGTCTATTTATATATATAATACTAGATAGTTCTTTAGATAACTTTAAGGTAGATGCTGAGTGGATAGATTTATTATCTTCTTTGTTGTTACTAGCGTATAGCGGATATTATGGTGCTCGGGCGGTTGAAAAGGTTGCTAAGATTAGAAAGAAATAATCGAGAGTAATGCGAAGCATATAGCGAAGCGTAACATTATATATTTAATCGAGGTGGAATGTAATGACACTAGTAAAAGACTATTTTTATTATTATATATTAATCTACGTCTTTAAGGACTTCAATTAATATTATCGGTTATATGTAACGCAGAAATTACTTAATCGTAATTTGCTTAATGTATAGTAAAAAATAGTATATTAAAAATAGCTTCTATAGGGTTCTTTTTCACGGTTTTTAAAACTCT